GAGGGTTTGTTCCATCAAATAATCCTGTCGCATCCTCAAATAAACTAAATCCTCTACCATCATCAAATAATTCATCAAGATTATTAGCAAACTGACTAATAGAAGCTGTGACTCTGGAAGTCATCACTGCACCTAAATCAATATCACCATTAAATGTATAAGTCGCTGGTCTTGGATCACCCACCGAACTACCACTAGGAATAGTGTCTCCTTCTTCCCATAAGATATTACTCACAGTTAAGAAGTTATTAGAAGGTATCACTTCACAATTATCTTTTGTACCTGAGAACGATGGGCTTTCTGTTTGTGTATCTACTGCATTAAAAGCTCCAATAGCATCAATGTTAGTAGTAATTAAAGTCGCATTGGTACTAAATAAATTTAATTTTGAAACAGCTTTAATTAAATATGTACCCACGAGAGCTGGCACTGTAATAGAAGTCGCTGGTCGTGATACTTTTTCAACAAGTGATACTGAGTTCTCCCAAGTTGCTCCACTAGTTAATGAAGAAAACCTCACTTGATAATAGGCGAGGGTGAGGTCTGTTATCTGCTCCCATGTCAAATGAGCCTCTTTGCCGATAATGTTACAACTAAAATCTTCCACATCACTAGGATTGACGTTACTTCCAACAATCGTAATGGCTGATAAGGGAGATGTATAAGTCGAAGAGATGCCTAACGAATTGATCGCTTTAACCCTCACATCATAAGAAACTCCAGTTTCTACATTTAAAATTCTTTGTTTAATTCGTGATCCTGTTGCATGGACAATATAATCACTATCAGTTGTTTTTTTATATTCGACTTGATACTGAGAAACAAAACTATCAGGTGATGCACCAATATCTACATCTAAAGCAACGATAATTGTACCATCATTATAAGCTACAAGTTCCTCGGATAATGTAACGGATGCTGGGGGAGACACAGAATAAGGGTTAGCCAGATTAGTGTCTGGAATAATGGGTATTTCTGTGAGTTCATCAAAATCATACCATGCTGATTGATGCTCAGTCAGGGATAATTTTACTGTATAATCTAAATTAATTGATAATCCTGCCACTCGAAAAGGCTTATTCACCATTCCTAAAACTTCATCAGATAATTCAACAATATCTCCCACACTTAAATCCATCGCTTGATAATTGGCTGTACATTCCACACTTAATTGATTTCTACTTCTATTTAAAACGATCTTACCAAATTGTAAGGCTTGATAAGGATTAGTGATCATCTTTAAATCTAAATTTAATTCTTGTAAAAAGCCACCATCAGCAGTCTTTAAGGTTTGATGTTCTGCATCGGTTTCTGGATATACGACTGTATTCAAATCATAATTATGATCAGGCGAAATATAATTAATATTTATTCTGTTATATTTTTCATTTTTTCTTTCACTGGATACTTTAACGCCACCGATAATATTATCTTTACTCAATGATAAAACAGAGTCACCATCGGTTTCAATAATCAGTTTATAAATTCCTTCACTGTAAGGTAATAATCCTCTCATCCCTCGTAACATCAGTTTGACGTTTTCTAATATTTTTTGTGAGGTATCTAAAACCATATTGAGATCAAAGAGATTGATTGTTCCACTTCCTGCATGAGGTACGACTTGAGTGACTGCAACCTGAGAGGCATTATAAAAACTTTCAATATCCAGATCACCAAAACTAATTCCTTTTCCATATCGAGTATTGGTTAAATATTCCAATAAACAGAAAGCTGGATTGGTGGAATATTCATTCGGATTGATTGTTAGATTGCTATTAATCGTGGGAACTTTTCTTCCCTGAACGATAGCTTGTATTTTAGGAATGTTCGAAAATTTATCTTGATCCCATTCTAATCTCACAGCGAGATAACAGAGTCCACTTAATTTTCTATTGGTGGATGAGTTCCATGTTGTATCTTCGTTTAATAAACTCGATTGAACCTGATCGTCAGTTCCGAAAAAAGGTTGGACTTTAACATTTGTTCCAAATCTTGTGTCATTAGATGTAACAGTTGTGCCATGTGCAAAACTTCCATCAAAGGTGACAGCAGTATCATCTATTCGTATTTCTGTGATGCCATTTATTTCACCCTCACATAAAACTAAACAAATATAAAGATAGTTATTTGAACTTCCTTCGACCTCGATGAACGCACGAACGCCTCCAACTAATCTTTCGCCATAGACAACAGGAATATAAGCATTGTTGGATTGCTTATTAACTAAAACGCCTTGCTCTTGTTCTGGAGTTTCAGGGATTTCAGGAATAGGAATAATCCAACTAATAATGTCGGAAAAAAAATCTCCTATAGCGTCAAAGATATCATCAAAGAAACCCATTAAATTCTACCCCATTTTAAATCTTTAATTGCTTCAGCACTAAATTCAAAACTCTCTTTATCATTAGGAAAGAAACGACCATGAGAATTTTCATTGGTTTTTCTTCCTGAGACTCTACTAAAATCTCCAAAGTGAGAAGTGCAATTCAAAGTAATGACTGCTGTTTTGGTATCAATCGTAAAGCTATCAATAAATCCTTTAGCATAATTAAAGATATCAATCAGTTGTTCATTACTATTCATAAAACCAATATCAATAGCAATCTCATCATTCGATACATTATTGTTTAAAATAATAGAAGTGAAAGCACTATCCACAGCCGATAATTTCAAACTAAAATTATTGACATTTAAAGTAGAGCTTTCTGTTTTGGCTGAAATTTTTAAAAGATGACCACTGGCTTCATAAGTTGTTCCTGCATCCCAATTACCTAAACGATCATCCCACAAACCTAAGGCATCATCCCAGTATTCAGCCAAAGTAATATCTTTATAATGGTTAGTTATTCTTTGAATAGTAGGGAATTTGATTTCTACTAAAGCAATCGGTCTAATGCTTTGATTAGCAATCTCATTTTGTAAGGCAGTTGATAAACCTCTGGGCATTATAACGCCTCAATAAAATCTACTTCATATCGATAATAGTTGTCTAATCCAACATTAAATTCTTGTACGTCATTTGTTAGACGAACAGTAAATTGAACATTGTCATAATTGACAGTAGTGTTATCTGGTAAATCGTCTCTCAGGGGTGGTTCAATAGTTAGGGTTGCACTACCTGCTGAAGCAGTTGCATCAGCGACAACCATATAACATTTATCAAATCCGTTAAAATTTATTATATCTCCAGCTAATAAATTACCTGTCATTCCATCAACAGTAATACTCGTGTCTCCAGCAGAATGTGTTCCATTAGTGAGAACTGTTCCTGAGATTGTACCATTGGCATTTTTTAAATCAGGTAAAGATATTTGGAATGTTTCTTTTTGTGATCTTTGCTTCATTATAAAAGCTAATACAGGTGCAAAATCAGTTCTGCTCATCGGTGGATAGCTCGCACTAAATTTAAATCTTTGACCATCTACTTGAACACTAAACATTTTCCCTGAGTCAGTAGTAGAAGTTATTGTTTTTTGCTCACTACTAAAATTCATTGATCTAAATTCTGGAGTTGTTGGGTATGTTCCACTCATTATACTAATGCCTCTTTTCCTTGATAATTTAATGCGTCATTAATGACATTAATAATTGTAGATCGTCTTTTAATCAAGAGATCATCAAAGCCATCAGTATCATTAGCATAAATATTTAAAGATATATTAGTTGTTCCCCCTAATTGATTGTTTGGAATAATTGTTCCTGCTTGGTCAGGCACAAAAAGCTCAGCACCCCTCTCTCCAATTATTGAGGGAACTCCAACTGGTGGTCTGCCACCTTTTTCAAATCCTCTAATTTTATTAACGATAGCCATACCCCCTGCAATCGTTGCTCCAGCTATTGCAAAATTGAATGGGGGTGGAACAGAGGCTAAAGCCTTCGCACCTGCTTCATAAACTGAAATTAATGCTTTTTTAATTGAGTCCATTTTGAAAATTGTTTTAGCTTTTTTAATAGCTGATGATACTGCCTCACCAATTAAAGCATCTACTAATGATCGGATAATCGCCTCTTTTAATGATTGCATATTTAATTTTCCAGTCATCACAAAATCTGATAAGGCTTTATTTAAAGCGTTAAATGATTTTTGTCCTGCTTCTCTAAATCGATCAAAAGTTGTTGTGCTTAAATTGTTAGTAAGACCAGCACCAAAACCATCAAACGCATCTTCCATTCTTGATACGCCTTCAGAAACTTCTTCCTCTGTTTTTCCAAAAGACTCTTTAAATTGTTCATTGGTTGTAATACTAGCAAATACTTGCTGTTCAAATTTATTTAAAGATGCAATTATTAATGAAAAATCTACTTTGTCTGCTTGATCTTCTATTGCTTCAAAATCTAATTTTAAAACATCAACTAAATCCTCTGCTTTATCTTTTATTTCTAAAAATCCATTAACGACTTTTTCTGCAAATTCTACTGAAGCAACTGCAAAACTAAATAAAATTTTTGTAGCATTTATTCCAAATTCTTTAATGCCAGAATGAGCATCATCTGTTCCAGTTAAAACATCTCTAAAACGATCTACAACTGCTGTTAATGCTGGAGATAAATTGGCAACGACTTGATTAACTATATTAAATAATGCAGTTCTTAATCTCGCAAAACTATCATTTAAATTTTCAACTGCTTTGACTTGTGCTTGGTTTAATGCACCAAATCTTTGAGACTCATCAATAAAACCTTGTAAGGCTTCCGAACCACCATCTAAAACATTAATAAGATCGGATGCTCTACCACCAAATATTTCAGTAGCTATTTTTAATTTGTCAGTATCATTCTCAACTAATTTTAAACGATCAGCCACAAGACCAAGAATGGCAACTTGATCCCCTGACAGGTCATTCGCATCGGCTTGAGTAATACCTAAATCTTGAAATGCTTTGCTAGCTTCACCAACACCTTGCTGAAAGTCTCCAAAGTTATCGGTTAGTCTTTTAACACCTTTAGCAAAAGTCTCAAATTCAACTCCACCGATTTCTGATGCTAATTTAAAAGCCTGAAGTTCTTTGACGCCAATACCTAAAACATTAGATAATTTTCCAATTCGATCAGTAGCTTCAAGAGATTTTTTGGCAAGTAATCCTAAACCACCAATACCAACAGCACCTACAATCGCAGACTTGAAACTAAATAGAGATTTAGTGAGACCTTTTAAAGAACTTCCGACAGTTGCAAACGCACCTTGCGTTTTATTAACTGCCGTTATTTTAAATTTAACGTCTTTTGTCACTTCCTTTTTCTCTTTTCTTTATCTCAAGATATGCAAACCAGAGCTGAAATTCATAAAAATCCATTTGTTGGATTTCATGATAAGTTTTGTTTAAGAGTTCAGCAAGTTGAAAACAATTAAATAAAAAGTTGTCATTTAAGAGTTTTTTTTTAACTGTGCATCACCAATCTCTGATAAATAATATTGAGCTATCTCGTTTCCATATTTTTGAATGAATTTCATAGGCGTTTCATTCATCAATGTATTTTTATCTGACGCTAAGAAAACAGATGAACCATCTTCCCTTTGTAATTTCATGACACATTCAACTAAACCCTCAAATTCTTTTTTGTCATTAAAGAAAGTGAGAATTTTTTGTGCATCTTTTACAGTCAAAGGTTGACAATAAAATTTTTCATTTCCTAACTCAGGGATAGATAACTCTAATTTATTAGAGCCTTGATATTGCTCTTTTAACTTATCTATTTCTCTCATTTATCTTATTCTACCGAACTCTTAGTCACTGCACCTGTTGCTGTAAAATTAAGCGTTCTGCCTTCGATAGAGTCCATCTCTACAGAAATATCAGATGATGTAATTAAAGCTGTACAAGTATAATAATCAGTTCCAGATGTTGCACTATTAGCAGTATAAAGATTTAAGGTGACTGTTGTTCCGTTCAGAACAGCATCTCTTAAATTTCCTTGTGCTGTATCGTCATCATCAAAGTGAACTTCAATCGTTCCTGATGCAGTTGTTTTTCCGTAAACGAAGGTCTTGGCATCGTCTCCCATGCTAGTGTCCTCAATTTGATCTCGAGAGATGGATAAGCTCCAGCTTTTCACCTCACTAACAGCAGTGGTAGACACTTTCACCTCGCCATTATTGCCATAAATAGTTGCCATTTTTTTATTCCTTTCTTATGAATGACTTTCACTATCCGTTTTAGCAGTTCTATAACGAATAGTAAATTGAAGTCTTACAACACCCATCTGTATATCACCATCTGAGGATAAGTCCATTTCTGTTGATGACAGAAAAGTATCATAAGCTGTGTTATTTCTTGTTACGTCTGCACCCAAGGCATCTTCTACCTCTTGTGCAATCGTATCAAGATCATCTTCTAACGTAGAAGAATTTTTCGCATATCCATCTACTTCTAAGAGTAAATCTCTTTGAATGGATAAGAAGTCTATTTCTTCACTAGACTCAGAAATTGTATAAACATTTAAACAGGGAAGGTTGGTCTCTAAATTAGGAAGTATTCTGGTATTAAAGACATTTGATCCTGTGGTCGATAATCCAGTCAGGGTTGTGATCACATTATCTCTAATTGTTTTTCTTTGATGTGCCATTAGCTAGCCACCCTCAAAAAGACTTCACTCATTCCTGTACCATCTTGTTGAATGGTTTGAATGTAATAAGTTGTTGAATTAATCACTGCTGTATCACCCTCTGTTAAAGAAGTAATGTCTGCTGATCTGGCTAAAAATTTTGGTTGAGTAGATTGAACTCCAGCATAACCAATATCTGCTTCAATATATTCATTATCAAAAATGACTTTGATATTAGATGAAGCTCCACCACTAGGAGTGACTGTTGCTGTGACTCCAAAATCATCCGTTGATAATAATATTAATCTGTCGTCTGCTGTTTCTACTGCCATGATATTTCTTTTATATCGTTTATATTTTTAGTTGCAATCTCTTGTAATGATCCTTCGCGACCATCTTCATATTCTCCATCAAGACTACACCAAGCAGAGAATAAGATCACTTTTTCTTTTGTTTTACTGTAAAGCCAACCCACAGAGACAGCAGTTGGCATCGGTTTTTTTAAACGAGTTTTTGCTTCTATCCACGAAGCATCGGAATAGCCAGAGTCAGTCCAAGTAATTATCACTAGAGGAAGGTTCAATTTCTTCATCTTTGACCTCTAATTTTTTCTTGGGTTTGGAAGTCTTTAAGCCAATAGATTTATTTTGTGACTCTGATGGTAATGCTTTTCCAATCTTAATTAATTGATTGGCATTATTATCAGCAGTCTCCACAACATCATCAGCCTTATATGATTTTCCGTCTAAGCTAATATTTTCTAATAATTTTATTTTCATGTTTTTAAGTGCCAGCACCCAAAAAGGATGCTGGCTTATTTAGTTATTAATTATGCAGTCTCGTCAATGTCTAAGATTGCTGAGAAAGACTCTGGATGTCTTACTGCAATATCAACACCTTGGAAGAATACTAATCTTACTGTACCAGCACTTGAACCTGTGTAAGGATCAACAAGTACATCAAGACCTGAGTAGAAACCTACTAATAGGTCTGCCCAGTTACCAAAGATCATCGCATGAGCTGTTCCTGATAATGTTCCTTTAGTTAAGTCTTTAGGTAAGACAGATGACTGGAATACAGAATAACCATTAAGTGCATCAGCTTGATCCATGATCATCATAGAGTCAGTTGAAGCAACCTTTGGTGTTTTTCTCATTTGATAAACAACTTCAGGTGTTACATGGTAAGCAAGATTGCCTTTTAGTGCGTTGTCTTGTGCTACTTCTTTGATTAGATCAATAGTTGCATCATAAGTAATTGCACCACCATTAGTACCAATAGCAACATTACCGATGCCACTTGTTCCAATAATACCTTGAGGTTCGTTTGAACCACCACCTTCATAAGCAACTTCATCAATCTTTAATGCGATTTGTGAAGTCATGTCATTTCTGATGATTTGTTCAATAGATGGATCAGCGTTGTTCATTAACTGTCTGCTGACATCTACATAACCACCAAGGTCACGCTGGGTCATGGTTACTTGCGAAAATGCCTGATTTGTTTCTGACACTGCTGAATTTTCAGCAACG